TAAACCCCGGTACTGCTCTAGTTCGTGCCGATGATCAATCTCTCGTGGCCTCTTCTATGTTGAACATTGATGTCTCTAATAACCTAGCCACTCACAACGCCGATGTCTATCCAGATAATCACGGCCCTGCCAGTCTTTCAGAGGCGTTCCTGGTTGTAAACGACCAGATGTATCTCGTCGGTGGTAATGATGCCGCTGCCATTGGAACGGGAACTGTTTACATCACTGCAAGAATCAAGTGCAGAGTAGTCAAACTATCGACAAAGGACTGGATGGCAATTGCAATCCAGAGTACAGCAGCAGACAACTGAGGTGGGCTGAGTGCCTACTGAAGACTGGGAGCGAGGCTATGACGCCGGATATCGAGCAGCACTTGGAACTGCTCGTCGTGACATTGGGCGCGATATTGGCGATTCTGCACCGGCTCCTAAAGCAAAGAAGACTCGGAAGGCTTCAGCTTACTCTAAGCGTTACGGAAGAGAATTCAAGCGACTGTCAAGCAAATACAAACTCAAGAACGGCTCCTGGGGCAAAGACGGATTCAAACGATGCCAGGCAGCAGCCCACAGAGCAACAAGGAAGGCGATGAAATGACTGAGAAACCAAGGGGGAGAACACTTACCAAGGTAATCGCGGGCGCAAACGCTGTTACAGATAGTGAAGGGAATACATCATTTAACGGTGCAGAGGGCTGGCAATCCACCACAGTTGGAGCACTCACACTGATCTATAATATTCAATCATGGGACTTGAGTGGATATACCTTGCAAGACAAAACCCTGTTCCCCCAAGGCTTGATGATGCAAGATATGTCCCCTCTTCCCATCGAAGTCTCATCACTACCGAGTTGTACTAGGGCTACAATAGTTAGTACCACACCATTGAGTGTAGGGGATTTATCTGTATATGATAATGGCCATTGGCGTTTACCAGGTTCTAATGGGAATACCTTTCTCCTGGACAACATCATCCAAGGAAGAGTCCAGGGCTTTCTTACATTAACTACATTCGCCGGATTGCAAATGACAAAAGAGACAGCATGGGGATCTGCCGACGCTACAGCAGGAGAAAAAATATGGATGTGTGATGCCTATCTTTATCCAACGATTGCATTCGCTAGTTTGAATACTCCTGATATGGCCTTCGTGATGCCTTCGATTGTGGCAACTGAACCCGAGTTGCAATACTTGATGAGGTTGTCTAGATCATTGGAGCCGGTATACTGACCTCACTTATTGCTGCACGTTCCCGTACTGGGAGAATTACTCTTTGGCTAGCGGCCGGCGGCCACATGTATATGGAACTCACAGATGATGAAGAAGACTACATCAACGATTTATTGGCTGTTGGTGCCTTCGGTGGTGCCACAGGTGCGCTAATTATACCTGAAATCGTGCCGTATTTAATTGGCACAACAATGCATACCACCGCACCCTATTTCGGAAGGGCCGCGATGGCGGGTATGCCCTTTGTGTTAGGATACATGATTGGTGCATATACCGGGACAAAAGTCGCGGGTGATATTTGGGGCGAAGAAGGAGAACGAGTTGCATTAGGGTTTTACTCTGGAGGTATGTTGCCAGGAACAGAAAAACCAGATTTAACCGACTTCCAATACATATTCAAACCAACAAAGCCCGGAGGACCCACATCGCTGTATGATATTGCTGAGGGAATGGGTAGGGCTATAAGTCCTATTCTTTCACCAATATTCAGTGGACTCCCCCGGCCAATATTCGCCAATCCCACGCCCGGACCGATATGGACTCCTTAGTCTAGGCTAAGGACGCAAGATCAGCTTCACAGACGATACAAACGCTGTCTGTGACGTGGACATGGCTCAAACAGAATATACAGGTCAACAATTGCACCAACACCCTGATTTCCATGCATCTCTTTGTTTAACATCTCTTAGACAAATCGGACAGGCTGGTTGTTTAGCAGCCGTGGAATCGAAGAGATGAGCGCAACGTCGACAGAAGAAAGTCCTCATTCTTCTCACCACAGCATAAACTCACGTTCCCATTCTTCCCTGGTCATCGTTCGATGATTGGTCAAGTCCTTGAGTTTGCGAATCTTGCTCTTCAATCGTTCCAAGTGATCCATATCTGCACCATCTTGTTCAATCAACATCTGTACAACCGCACTAATATTGACTCCTTCATCCTTCCATTGTTTCAGTTTAGCGTGCGCCACTGATCCATCGGGCACACTAAATGACTGAATTATCCTCGTCATATCGATGGCGAAACACTACTGTGTAATAATACATACTACTCAAACAGGGGGAAAAGGAGAGTTGAACCCCCGAACCCCTATATCCAATGGCTAATATTGCGCTGGCGCAGCGCGTAGCGAGGGCAGGCTCGGGAGCGTTATAATGCGCCTCCGGCGCACAGGATTGGCGGGTTCTGATCTAGTTTTGTAATGTTTATTAGCGAGATTGTAACACGCGGTGCCATGACAAAAGCAAAGACAGGTTCATTTTACCTGACAGAAACAATACAATTACCAGCAGCACAAGCGGCTGGTGGACGAGTTCAGGGCACAATTGATCTAGGAGCATACGTCAATGTCCCAACAGGCCAAGCAATTGCAGTTGAATCGGTGGACTTCGTCCATCAAGTCTTCGGTGATTATGGCGGACCTGTTGCGGGAATGTTAGCAGGAAATGGCTCGATCTCTGCCCAACTCACTGACCTAAACCCCGGTACTGCTCTAGTTCGTGCCGATGATCAATCTCTCGTGGCCTCTTCTATGTTGAACATTGATGTCTCTAATAACCTAGCCACTCACAACGCCGATGTCTATCCAGATAAT